AGTTGTGGCCCCTGAAGTAATTTTAATTGTAACAACTGCATCTCCTGCACCTTCATTATAAACATGAATAGCTTTAACTAAAGATCTTGAATTACTAGGAACTGTATAAACACTTTGTTCCGTACCAGTTATTAAATCTGTATTTACTTTTTTATATATATTAGCCATTAAACCAGGTAAACCTTTCTACTTCTTGTTTTAAATCTTCTTGAAAAGAAGTGTTTAATTGATTTTTCATTGTCTCTAATGATTGAAGCAGTTGTTGTTGATTTTGTGGATCATAATCTGGAGTAGGTTCTGGAATAAAATTAGTTACCTTAGCCATTATCTTCTACCATCAGGTTGTATGTCTGCTCTAAAAGTTCCATATCTCCAAGTTTCTCCACTAGATAGATTAGCTATTTTTAAACTAGCTGATCTTCCTCTAGCACGAGTATCTATTTTTTGAGTACTTGATGTTACAGAGAAAGGCCCTAAAGAAGAACTAGCTGCTGTGTCAGATGGATAGTCTTTTAATAAAATAGTAACTGTTGCAGTTCCATTTAATCTTTGAAAATCAGGAATAAATCTTCTGACTTTTGTAAAGTATTCTCCATCGCCTTCTAAATGTATCATAAAATCTCCAGTTTCAATAAAAGAAGAAATTGTTGTAGTCACTCCATTCTCTAATTGATCCACTCCTGTTTCATGTTGCCAAAATGTAGCCGATCCAGAAGTATTTGTTACTCCCTGTATAACTGGAAAAGTAGGTACTCCTGCAGTGTAAAAAGAAGTAGCATAAGGTTTATCAAATAAATGAGCATCGTAATAAGAGGTTCGAGCTAAAGAACTTGTGTACCAAACTTTTTCTGAATAATTGTATGTAACACATCTATCTATTTCAGTAGATGAACTTGAAGCATAAAACCAATTTATTTCATTAAATAATGAATTGTGGCTAGCATAAGTTATTTTTCCAGCAACATAATTAAATCCTAAGTCACCAGGATTAGCTTCAGTAAATACAAAATCTTCTACCGAACAAGGTATTTTAACAACTGTTCCATTGTAAGCATTAAAAGAACCTGCGTCATCCATCCAATAAACAACACCATCTACGAAAGCCATGGAATGTGAACTCATTAAACCACAGTTAGATCCTACTTTTCTAATACTAAAAGTAAACGGTGCTCCAACATATTGCATTGTATAAGCTGCCGTATCTGTAAAAACTAAAATATAATCTTTTGCTCTTATAGCACCCACAATTTCAGTTCCATCATCTATTCTAAAAGTACCTGCTGTATTAACAGAAGTTGGTTGATAATCGCTAAAGTTTTCTTGATCAGAAAATCTTATTAACATTGGATCAAAACTTATAGTATCTCCAACTGTTGCTTCCGTTCCTAGATGTATAAAATGTCTATCAGTATCTGACACAATTGAAACAGTAGTTCTAGTAGGAGCTCCTGACATAATAGTACATCTAACAGATAAAGCATTATTGTTATTACTTATAGGCTGCCATGTAAAAGTTCTTCCTTTCGATATAGTAGCTGTTAGTATTTGTCCAAAATTATCTAAACTCCAATCAGCTGGATCTAGTATGACAGTAGAAGACAAAGATGCTTGACCCCATGCAGTATAGTATTCTACTCCCGCTAAAGTAGCATGAGCTGATCGTGTTCCAGCCACTGCTCTTGTAATTCCTGTAAGATCATTAGTTGAAATACCTGTATAGGAAATAAATTCTGCGCCAACCTTAATTACTCCTGTTGTTGGAAACCCTGTTGTTGAGGCAAGTGTAATAGAAGTTCCGGATCCTCCAGTACCTGCAGTGTTGTCTAATAAAGCTCCATTTAAGTTTGTAGTAAGTCCAGATGCTCCTCCATAAGATCCTGTACCAAATCCAAAACCAAATGTTTGTCCAATAGGACCTACTTTAACATATCTATTTACAGTACATGCACCTGAACCAGCAACAGTAGTCCCCGCATTAGTTGCCATAGTTATTGTAAATGTATTAATAGTTGCACTGATTACTTCAAAAGTTTGATCAGTAAAATTTGCTGCAGTGTATCCTGCACCTACTGGTGGAGTTACACTTGTAAAAGTAAAGTAATCTCCTGCAATCATGTTGTGTCCCGTTAAGTTAACGGTGACCGTTGGCGAGGTGTTTGTAGTATCAAACGTACCTCCAGTTTGTGCTGTCTCTAATGGAGTAACATCGTAATAGGCTCCTCCATAATAAATAAATAATCCTCTTTGAGTTCCGAGTGCTACGTATCTATTGCCATCTAAATCTGCCCATTGATGTTGTGCTCTTACAACACCGGCTAATGTGTCTGATGTAATAGAATTCCATCCACCTATTTTTTCAGGGAACCCGTAACGAAATCTTACAAAATCACCATCTACGTATTGCCCTTCAGCAGCAGTATCTGTGATTTGTTTATTAAATCCTGGTCTTATATTAATTAAATTTAAAGCCATAAAATCATTATACCTTATTATAATAGTTAGTAAAATAGCCTTAAAATATTTAATTAAATGTCATATATTGTCTCTAAAACTATCCTAAATTTTGCATCTGTATGAGTTGAAGTAAAATAAAGGTTATTTTTAGGAAAAGAAATAAATCTATTTTCTACTAAAGATATTTTATCTACCCCAGCTATTTCTATTTCTGAATTATTAGTATTGATACATAAAAAACCTCTTAAACTTTTATTATTTATATCAATATCATCTTCGTAAGAAGAAGTTTTTTCCAAACTAGGGCTACGAAAATTAAGTATTAATCTAGAAGATATTATATTTTTTAAGTTTAATTTTACTATTATAGGATCTAATATTTTAGTTGCATATAAACTATTTTCTTTTTTTAAATTAGAGTCATAAATTAAGGGGTGAACTAAATCGTTGTACCGACCCTCCATATACCAAGGGAAATTAACTTCCGTAACAATTTTACAAATGTCCCAAAAAAATGCATTATCTAAAAAATTATTTTCAACTTTTATTGACATCTATTCCTTTAATTTTTGAAGTATCGTCAGTGGTTATATTTTGTGTTTTTTGATCAAAACAATCATTAAAGTCTATAATTATTTTCATAAGAACATTTCCAAAATGCCTTAATCCTTCAGCTGTAAAATGAATACTTTTTTTATTTTGTATAATTTTTATTTCTTCTTTGCTAAAATGCAAAGTACAAGAACCATCTTTTTTTTGTGTAAAATTCATTTTTATTTTTCTACTCCCCAATATGGTCTATTATCTTTTTCAAAAGATGTATTATTACCTTCTGCATCAACATAATGCATAAAAGTTTGTGCGCACCAATCTCCTTTAAATTCTTCTCTATGGTGTTCTAATTCACATCCTAAATATATAGCAGCATCCCCTGGTTTTAAATCAATTTTATTTCCTTCCATGTAAATTGGCCAATCTGTTCCGTCACTTCCTATATTAATAGTTGCACTTATTTCACAAGAAGGCCTATCTTTATGTTTTTTTAAATCTGAATATTTTGTATACATTCTCCAAAAACTATATGTTGCTAAAAGTTTTTTTCCTGTTTCATATTCCATAATAGATTTTTTCTGCAACATTATAGATTCCATTAAAGGATCTCCGTAAAAAAAAGAATTTGGAATTGATACAGAACCTTTACTTTCATCAAAACTTGTTAAATTAACACGATGTTTCATTTCACAATATAAATTACATATATCAACTTCATCTTTTGATAAAAAATTTTCTATTTTTTTATATTTAAAGTCTTTGCCTATAATGCCCATGATACCACTGAATACCTTGTTCCTTTTGTTACTGGTTTTACTGCATGTGGGTATAAAAAATTACTTGGCCACACAATTATTCTATTAGCTTTTTTTTCAACAATCAACTCTTGGGGGTTTCCTGGAAATTTAAAACAAAGTTCTCCTCCCTCATAATCATCATTTAAAAAATAAATTAAACTAATTGTTCTCGGTACAGCAGGTCCATGATCAACATGAAAATTATACATACCATTTTTTTCATATTTTAAAACCTGTATGTTTAGTATAGAACATCCTAAAAATGAACTTTCAATATTATTATAATATTCTTTTAAACATTTATTAAATTTAAAACAAAGATAGTTAGCCCAAAAAACATTTGTTATATTTTTTTCATTAATATTATGTAGATCCCATTTCTTTACGTCTCTAATTTTTTTATCAATATAGTTAAAGAAAGGTTTATTTTTTTCAAAAGATGCTATTTCCGCATCATTAAAATTAGGGTTTTCTTTGCATATTTTTAAAAAAGTGTTTAATACATTTTTCTCCATAACTTCGTCATATATTTTTATATAACTTTGCAAAGGTGAAGGTACTATTTCCATGATTTTTTACTCCACCATTTATTTTTATAAACATTTAAAAGTTTTATGTTAGCTAGAAAATTTACTTTATTTCTATTTAAAGAACCTTTACTTTCTATTATCATTTTCCATTTTTCTCTTTTAAATGGAATAACTTGAACAATAGGAGTACCTGATTCAATAAGAGTTTCTAGTACAGGGTATTTATCACCGTTAATAATTATTGGAAAATTAATTTCTTGGTGAAAAGTATCTGTATCTACTATACCTGGAATTATTGAAAATCTATCATCACTATTGTTCATAGGAGGTAGAAATAAACAAGAGTAACCAGGAGGAGTTTTAATGAACCACGGGTTTAATATTTTATGAAAAGGCAAACTTTTATTTTTATTTACGAAAGGGCATTTTTCCCCTAATTGATCAATATTGTGGGACTCTAAATTATTTTTATTATTAAGATTTATGTTTTTATAACTATTTAATTCAGTGTAACCTTCTGTATGTCTCTTGCCTTCTTTTTTAATATTATGAGCTATGTAATAATCAATAGGCATTTTAATAATATACCCTGTTGTTAATGTATCTAAAAAAGGCATACAACCTTTTATAGTTTTATTTATTACGGAATGTTTTAATTCTTTATACCAAAGAGGTATATTTAATTTACAAGGTTCTGGAAGTATTTCTGTATAGTTTACATACTCTTCACTTGCAATGAATTTTATTTTATTTGCAACCATTAAGTTTTTTTACCTTAATTTAAGGTATTTGTAAAGAACGATAAAAATTTAAGGTATTTGTAAAGGATGATAAAAAGGTAATGAATTTTCATTACAATATTGTTCTAAATTTTTCTCAGAAGGAAAAGACAAAGAAGAACTATCAAAATTTTCTAAATAATTTTTATATTCATTTATTGGAGTATAAAGTAAATTACTTTTATTTTCTTCAAGAAAATTTGATGCCATTAGTATAACATTTTCTAAGTATTTTTTAAAATGAATTTCACTTACAGAAGACATAACATTGTCTGTTAGGGTTACATTTGTGCCATCATAAGTAGCTGTTGCTACTCCTGTTTGTATTTTTAAAAAATCAGAATCAGAAACATTTTGTATAGTATGGTCAGATAAAACTATATTTTGAGAATCCCTATCTGAATCATTAGCAGCTATTTTAACTAGCTCATTATTATTATTAAAAATTATATATGACATAAATTATCCTTCATCACTTAATATCCAAAGTCCTCCGGGGGCTCCTGAATTACCGCCGCCTCCTGGGGGAGCACCGCCAGTTCCGCCTTTTCCGGCTCCTGAGGCATTTCCTGGACTAAATAAAATTCCTCGACTAATAGTACCAAATGTTCCTGATGCACTACCGTCACTACCTGGATTACCGCCAGTGGGAGCAAAATTACCGCCGCTGCCTCCATTAGCAGAAAAATTATGAAAACTTGTAGAACCTCCTGAAGAAGCTGCTCCGTATCCACTTGTTCCAGCACCGCCGCCTCCAACTGCGTAAGGTATTGTAGAACCACCAGTAGCATTTGCTGCAAAAAAACCAAAACCACCATCACCGCCTCTGCCGCCATTACCAGGGGAGTTTGATCCTCTGCCGCCACCACCGCCGCCAGCAAATAAAAATGCTTGTACTTTACTTGCAGTGGGACTTAAAGTCACGGTGTCAGATGCAGGGCCTGCTCTAAATATTAAAGTTTTCATTACAGCGGCACCGCCTCCTGAAGAAGCTGCTGTAAGTCTACCTTGAGCATCCACAGTTAAAGTTGCTGATGTATAAGTTCCCGCAGTAACTGCAGTGTTAGATAATTTATCTGGTGTAACTGCGTCATCTGCAATTTTTGCTGTTGTAATTTGTAAATCAGAAACTTTAGCAGTTGTAATTTGATTGTCTGCAATTTTTGCTGTTGTAATTTGTAAATCAGAAACTTTAGCAGTTGTAATTTGATTGTCTGAAATTTTTGCAGTTGTAACTGCGTTGTCTGCTATTTGTGCAGTTGAAATTGTTCCAGTAATATCTGCAGCAGCAATAGTTCCACCTAAAGTATCTAAAGATATTTCATTTAAATTTGTTCCATCTGAATATGCAGCAAATATTTTTGCAGCATTTAAAGTAAAGCCTGTTCCACTAGCAGTTTTAATTGTTAAGTTTGCAGGATTAGTTAATCCACTACAATCAAAAATATAAAATTTTTCAATTCCATCTGGAATAGTACAAATTGTACTAGCAGCAATTGATGCCGTAGCAAATTTAATAACCATATTTCTAGCATTAGATAAAGTTTCATCAGTCATAGCAAGTGTTAATGTTCCACCACTTGATAATGTTACTTGTTCAAAACCTGCAATAGCTTGTTGAATTAAATTTATATTTTGATTAGTTTTATCCCCCCATGTACCAGCGTTTTCGCCAGTCACCATAAGTTCTAAGCCGAGATCTGAATAACTTGATGTCATAAAATTTTATGCTCCTGTTTTTATATATTACAATAATACTATATTTATGCTGCTAGATCAACCACTGTCCAAGTAACTTCCGTGCCTACATCTACCTCAGCCCACGCAATTATATTAGGACTAGTCACCGTTATTGTCAAGCCTATGCCTGTAGGAACTACTGTCGCTCCACCTGTAGCCACTACGTTTCCTGGTGTTGCATAAGTAGCGGAAATTCCAGATAAGTCATATCCTGATACTGGTGTACTATTTCCAATAGTGTATGTGGATCCTATTCCTGTAAGTTCAACAAATCCATCCCCAGTTATTTCTTGTAAATCACCTAATGAAGTTTGAAGAGAAATCCCTGTTACTGGTACTTCTGTTTTAAGTCCTGCTTCAGCCTCACCTATGGCACTAGATAAAGCAATACCTGTTAAAGACACAAATCCTGTACCTTCTATAGATACACTTCCTAAATCTTGATTTAATAAAAAACTATGTGCAATTTCATTATCAGAAGTTGCAGATGTTCCAACTGGTGTAATTTCTGCGGATAATTCAATTCCAGATACGTTAATTACTACGTCTGTAAATGCATCTTCATTTCCTATTGATGCACTTAATGATAAACCATTTACTCCACCACCAATTGCAGAATAATTAACACCCCAACCTAAATTTCCAAAAGTATCTCTACCCCAACCTTCACCAATTAAGAAAGCAGGATCAACAGTAATTTGTCCTGTATTTGTTTGAGTAGATATTCCACTTACAGTTACTTTAGAAGCGTATGCCGCATCACCAATTAATGTTTGAGCCTCAACACCATCTGTTAAAATAATATCAACATCAACTCTTTGTGTAATTTGACCTACAATAAATCCTGTAGATATACCTGAAGGCTCTACTAAAGCATTTCCAGATATAGAAATAGCTCCAATATTTGCTGTTAAAGAAATTCCACTTACATCAATGAAAGCACCAGATAATTCTCCCCAAGAGTTTTCACCCCAGGAGTCTCCGCCCCAACCTATTTGAATTTCATTATCTACTTGAACGACAGATAATGTTGCTGATAATGATATGCTACCTAAGGTAAGATTTTGATCACCGAGTGTTCCCCAGTTTTGAAATCCCCATGTTTGTTGTCCCCAAGTAGCCATATCATTTTAAGTCCTTAATTACGATATTCTTATAATCGCTTGAGTATCGTTTGCATTAGGGAACTGAATAGTAAATGTTCCCGCTGTTGCAGTTTTGTCTCCACCAAAGTCAAGTACACATACAGATTTAGCAGCTTCAGATGTATTATAAATCAAAGCTCCTCTTGCTGTTAATGTAACTCCAGTGAATGATAAATCATTAAAGTCTGTAAAAGCTGTAGTTCCGTTTACAGAAACTAAAGCATTAACTAATGCTCCGCCACCGGCTGCGTATTGTCCAGTGTCGCCAACTTGTCCACCGATACCTACTGCGTATGAAGTAGTATCAGCTCCGATAGTTGCAGCACTTGTGTATAGTGCTAATTTAAAAACATCTCCGCCACTTGCGGCAAAGTTATGTAGCCCTTGAAAAGTTTGTTCTTTAAAAGAGTTCGTGATTGCATTTGTAGTAATAGCCATAATTTTTCTCCTATTTTATAATTTTTATGGTGATGGAGAAGGCACTTTAACTCGTGGCACCCCATCGGTGTATTCGTCTCTACGTCTTCTGCCCATTTGTTGTAAAGCAAAAGTTTGTATTTGTTCATTATACTTGTCTGAATACAGTTTGTACATATCAGCAGGTCCTTTTAAATAAGCAAAGGATTCTCCTAAAACTCCGTACAATAATAATTGTTGTTGATAAGTAGATAGATAAGTAGTGTTAGAACTAGTAAAATGAGGGGGATATTTAAT